CTCCTCGCGGTTTCATACGGATCACCTTTCGTATAGGATTCCCGTAGTTGATATGCCTTGCGTAGGTCATCTAGGACTTTACCCCCAGATATAGACCCAAAACAGTCAGCATAATCTCTTCTTATTTTAGCAATGGCTCTAGGCATTTTCTACTGCCCCCATCATTGCTTCCATACCTGCTTGTGTTTGTTCAACATTTTCAGGTGTGATCTGTTGTGCTGTAGGAACAGCAGTAGCTGCAAGGTCTACACCTTGTTGTGCTTGTTGCATTGCCATTTGCTCTTCTTGCTGCTCTCTTTGTGCTTGACGCTGTTCTGCAATATCAGCAGGATCACGCATAATATTCTTAGGAACACCTAGTAATTCAGCACGAGAACGGATTGCTGCATCATGATCTATGTTATCCATAACTTCTGGTGCAATCTGTGCCAAGTTAGCAGCCATCTCATACAATCTTTCTACAGCAGTAGCCTCTTCCATTCTCTGTGAACGAGCAAGTGGGCCAACATATTCAATGTCAATAGCAACACCATCTAACGCACCTGGTGCAGGAGCAAACATTTCGTTTCGTTGCATAATAGCAAAGCATCTTTCAATTAGTGGGTTCAAGAACTCTGTCTGGAATCTTCCTAAAGTAGGGCCGAGTAATCTTTGCATCAATTCATAACGAACCTGTACTTCTGTTGCTGTCATTTGAGGGCCTTGCTGAAGTTCTAACTGGTCTGAGAAGAACGCTTGCTTAATAGAACCTCTTAATTCAGACTCTTTCATATCAGATACATCAAATCTTGCACCAGTATTAAGTGGTTTAATTGCATCACCTCTACGAACAACGGTAATACCCGATGGATTCGTCTTAACTCTACCGATTACTCCGTCATCTTCTACTAGAAGTGGTGGATCGATTGCTTTAGCCCATGCTTTTAAGCCTAATTCTACTGCTTTATTCAGAGTTTTGATGTCTGGTAGTGCATTGTAAGCAGGTGAACGACCGTATTCTTCGCCAGAAGCTTTAGACCATCTTGTTACAAGGTATGGCATTTCGTTATAACCACCTTCCTGAACGATATTCTTGTCTTCCTTACTTATATGAATACTTATATAAGGTAATTTAGATTGTTTGTTACCGTGATACTCTTCTGCTGGCATTACACAATGAATAAATGTGAACTTCTTGTCAGGGTTATTCTCAAAAGCCTCTTGAATCTTAGGGCCTACTGCATCGCCCCACTTCTGTTTAGCCTGTCTAGCAGAATACTGAAACTTCCTATATAAGGTATCAATCTGTCCTTTATGATTTTCTGAGATGAAATATTCTGAGATGTGCAATGTTCTGAAGTTGAATCCGTTTTCATCTTCTTCTGTTTCAATACAAGCAGTACCAATAGAACAAATATCAAGATAGAACTCATGTACTTCAGTATTAAAGTTAGATGAGTTAAACGCTTTATACATTCTATTACGACAGTCCTCTAGCCATACTTGAACTTCGCGAGATTCATTTAAACTCTCATCACGAACTCTTAGATGAAACCAAGGCAATGATGCTGATGTTAATGTTCCTTGTAACGATGCCGCTAATAATGTATTTGCATGTATAGCAGAAGAATCATACAATTTCTCTGTACGCTTTGCTCCCTTGGCATACTGAACCGTTACTTCTGCTTTACGAGGCATTACATAATCAAGAATCTCTTGCCAATGCACTTCCCAAGTCTGTTTTCCAGACTCTAAACTGGCTAATCGCTTTAATATTTGTTCGACCATTGTAATCTCCTATGGTTTTTTGCCTGATCCAAGAAGTGATCGAGTCTTGACATCAGCCTCATCTTGGTCGCCTTCACCTCCAGTAAGAAGTGTTGCGTATCTACCACTCTTTTTCTTATTGAGTAATTCAGTTTTCTCATCTTTCAATTCTTGTTCCATCTCTAAAGTTTCTTTTTCTCTTTGATTAGCCTCAGCAGTGTAATCAACTGGTGGTGGTGGTACATAAGGTTGTTGCTTTGATCCCATTTCTTTCTCCTATAGCCAGGTACAATCTCTTTTGAGCATACCGTAAATATTAATATCTTTAAGATTCTCTGAGATTTCTCTCATAGTACCTTCCTTTTTAAAGCCTAACCGTTTCAAGAATACATTTGCTTCTCTATTGTCTATCTCGGTATAGGCTGTAACTCTATGACACTTTAGTTGATGAAAAGGATAATGGAATAATGTTCTTAGCATTGTCCTATTAAAGCCTCCTCTCTCCATAACACCTGAAAACACAATATCTTGTACTCTGTATTCATAAAATGCTACGCCTCCAACTAATTCACCTTCTTCATAAAAACCATAATTAACACAATCGCTTAAAGATGTTACACCTACTCTTTTTACGATCCAATCTGTTACCTCTTGTCCTGCATTAGGTACGAGTTCTATCATTTAAGAAGTGACTTGGCTTTCTTTTCCTTCTCATCCCACATTGCTCTTTCTGCTAAGAGAGATGCTTGTGGTGCAGATTTTCCTTTGACAGTAGATGTTTTGGCTACTACTGCTCTTTGAATATCTTCTGCTGTGGATTTATCTAATTCTTTTCTATCTACTGCATCCACAACTTTACTTGCAGGTGGAATGATAGGTGCTGGTGGTGATTTCTTTCCCATGTTAGCCTCCTAATAATGATTTTTTATCTAAGTCTGCTTTGCCCTCTACACCCTTACCGCCTGTAAGTAGTGTTGAGTAACGACCCTTCTTTTTCTTATTCTTTAGAAGACCAGATTCTGATGCTGCTGCGACTGATGCAGGTGCTGCTGCGACTGATGCAGGTTCTGGTAGGTCTGCTAGTGCTGGATTATCTTGAAATCCAAGTGGCTTTGCAATTTTTTGCATCCCCTGATTGCCCACCCTATTAACTGCTGCTGGTGCATTATTACCTTGTGAGTCTTTGAACAGCATAACTGGTAAAGACATCTTTTTAATCGCGCGCATAAAACCCACATTAACCTCCTAAGATAGATTTACGCTCAATGTCTGGAGAGCCTAATGAACCGCCTTTACCTGTTAGTAGTGTTGAGTAACTGCCTTTCTTTTTCTTCTTAATTGATTCTGACATTTCAGGTGCTACTTCTACTTCAGGTGCTAATGCTTCAGGTGCTGCTACTGGTGCAGGCGCGACTGGTGCAGGTGCTGCTGCAACTGGTGGTGGTGTATATGCTGGTGGTGATGGTGCGAAAATTCTTCTTATTGCTCCCATTGGGTTTCTCCTATGTAAATATATTAAAATCACTATCTGCTTGATACTGTCTTGTTTGGGTTTCATGAACCCTTGCCAATCTTAATGACAAAACAGCGTATCTCATAGCAGAAATTAAATCATCCTTAAATGGAACTATCCGCCCTTCCTTTCGATGGTACATCCGTAACTCCTCGAATATCTCTGGTTGGGTCGAGAATATCTTTAGTCTACCTGTTTTCATCCTTTCTAGCAAGTCCATTATTCCTGATTCTAGTGAAATTCCTCCAGAACCCTCTCTCTGACCCGATATTGGTGGATTGGTGAACCAACCTCCCCACGACCTGTTGTCTCCCTTTATCATGTTTACACCTAAATCGCGGTATTGATCTGCTAGTGGAGTACCTGATCCTTTATCTGCTTGTCTACCATCTCGAGGCCAGACAACAGGAATCCATTTTGGTCTTGCATTAACTGCTGCTGCATGAACAGCAGGTATCTCTTGTCGTTGTCCGTAAGTGTCATATATATAAACAATATCTGCCTCTCTATCCCACGCAACCCATACAGCAGTCGTAGGGTGATCCCAACCATAGTCCATGCCACATATCCTAGGGAAATGGGAGGGTATTTCAAATGGTTCACACTTAATAGAGTCTTCAGGCACTGGAAATACTAAACCTGAACCTAATGACGGAATACCTTGTTCACGCATCTTCCTTTCGTGAGGTGGTAATGCTGCAAGAATCTGTTCTTTAACTTCAGGTGTCATGTGAGGTGCATCATCCCAACCTGCTTGTTGCATATACTGACCTGGCTTCAAATCATTAATAAATTGAGCGATAGTTTCAGTCATTCCACTCTCAGGCGTAAATGTCATATACACCATGCCTGCTTTATCTGCTGTACGGGTAACTGCTTGTGAATAGATGTCTTGTGGTGGTTCTTCATCTAACCAAATAACATCTAGTGACTCACCCATCCACTTCTCTCTGCCCATCTCGTAGGCTTTGAAACCGATTCTTGACCAACCTCCACTCACATGCTTAATCATGCAAGAGTTATGGGCGTTTGGAACACCTGGCTTACGAGTTGCATCACCGATTAGATTTAAAGGAATAGCACCTGTTCCCCTAGCAGAAGGGTCATCAGGCTGTCCGAAGAGTTCTTTCTGACAAATATCACGAGTAGTTTCATTCGATGCACCACCTGCCCAAGCCCTAATAGGTCTATCCCATTTCCTACCTTGCCACCATTTAGGATACAATCCCGTTAAATGAAAGGCTAATTCTGCTGCACCACAAAAGGATTTACCAATACGGTTACCAGCCATCAATAGTTTTTGATTAGCGATAGTATTATGGTACTTCTCTTGATACTCATAAGGTCGATAATGTTTCAACTTGTTGTGAGTCTGTCTAAACTCTAATTCTTTAGCAATCTTTAATGCTTCTTCAACACTCATAATTCTTTTACCACCTTTTCCCAAATCTCATCTTGAGTCATTCCCTCTTCACCCTCTCTAACCTTGTTCCTAGAGTTAATCTTATTCGGATCTATTGTTTCTGCTAATATATAACGATAAACAGTAGTACCACTTCTCTTACCTTCCCACTGAAAATGTAATAAAGAAGGCGGTAACTCATACTGTCCTAATATAGTAGGATCAAAGTCTGACTTAGTTACTGTCATCTTCACCTTCTAATAATTCAGTGTCTTGTTGTATCTGTTCAGCAAGCATTACAATAACTTGTTCATCAACATCTTCTCTAACACCTAACTTAATCTGTTGTGCCAAACTCCAGATAGCTCTTAACTTAATCTTACAATCTTCAATATTATGTTTCATAACTCCTCCTTAATAGGTTTAATTCTGTATTCCCTGTCTTCGTACCAACCTGGTGTAACAGTACAATCTTCCCACTTAGCAGTATCTGGATGTTCACAACAGATATGAATCTTATGTTGTACGGTGTACCCTTCTGCCCAAGCGTGAATTTCTTTAGCGTGTTTATGTTTCATAGACTCCCTTTTTCTGCTGTGTTAATAAAATTAATGAGTAAGTGTTTCCCTACTGGTGACTTGTCACTTATCCCTTACGCAGTAGTATTATTAGTTTTCTCTAATATAGCCCTATTTTCTACTTATGTAGCAACTTCTGGGGTTACATCAATGATATTTGCGTTTAAAAGACGATTTAACTCTTCCTTCAACTCTTCATCTGACTTCTTATCCATACCTGAAATCTCTATCTGATTAACCGTATTAAAGCCTGCTCTATCTAATAAATCCTTACAAGCCTGCAACCTAACGCTATCATTTGTAGCATTTTTAGCCAAGTCCAAAACCCCTGCAAGCCCTAGTGTAGCACTATCTGCAATCATTCTAACGGTTTCATCTTTGATCTTATCAGCAAACTTCCTCTTCAGCTGATAGCCTTTCTGCTTTGCAGTATCCTTACTATACCCAGCACCAATAGCACACGCTGAAGCGTTCCCTGCCCACTGCGACCCCACGAAAAGCCTTATAAACTCTGCCTGTTGGTCGTTTCTAACTAAATCTGTACTCATCTTGACTGGTGTCCTGGTTGTTTACTTAGGTAAATTATAACCAATTTTCCCTCCGCTGTGGGGAATCTACCTTATTGTATATACACGCGGTCAGGTTTGGGGGTATGGGGTCTGCCATATTGCTTGACGCGCTTGTACTATCGGCATTGGGAAAGGAAACGCCACTATGCACGTGCAAGGAGAGAGGACGGTCAACGTTACATATTGAGTTACATATTGAGTTAATTGTTGGATTACATATCTATATATTGACTATGGCCAGTAGAATGGAACGATCTAGTTGTTACTCTCTTATAGTATAGATATAACATACTGGAACGCATTGGCTCTATTCTTTTAATGCTGTCGATGTCGGGTCTAGGCCTGACTGGTAAACATACATACAATGATAATATGATTATAAGCACGGGCAACAAGCACCAGTTAAGGCCTTATACATAAGTAAACTGAATTAGTTAATAAATACATTGCCACCTATGTAGAAGTGTGTATATAATGATAGGGCAATTATGCAAACAATGGAGCAACATAATGGAAACATACGAAACGCAAACTAATAACGATATTAAACTGGGGCGCATTGATGTTCAAGGCTGGGTATTACAATGAGTAACTGGATAGAAGACGATAATAAAACAAGGGATATTTTTATAGTGTTGACAATAATTATAAGTTTAGTAATGGTTGGCTTAATTAATACGGGAGTAATATTATGATAAAAGATATTAAAAAAGATTTGTTGGAGTTGCGCGGGGCTGACGTAAAAATATTCGGCCAG